GTATTGGTCAAGTAGATTTGCGGAGTTTCCCGCCTCGTATTTTTCCAGTGCGTAATTTGTGGTGTTAACCATGATACTCCTTTTTATGATAGTGGCGTGTATTTATCGCCGGTGGTTGGATTAGTGACACGTGGTGTTGTGTCGTTGAATATGGTAAGATTACCGATTGCGGGTGTTTCGTCGGTACGGTGCTCGGATAGTTTGCCGGTGTTGATATCGGCTATTTGAGTGACGCGCGCGCCGTACACTGCTAGTTCGCGGTACAAGTCGCGTAGTGCTGTTTTACTGTCAGTGTATTCGCCTTTTGTGACGTTCCAGATCAGTTGTGTGTCTCCTATGTGTTCGATTTGTTCTTGTATTTGCGCTATGGCGATTGCATACTCGTTTAGATGTGCTTCAATGTTTTTTATTCTTGTATCGTAGTCGTTCAATGTTTTGTTTATGTCGGTTACGATTTCATCAAGATATGCCGTTATGTGGTCGATTTCACACGCAATGTGTTTTATGACTTCTTCTTGGCTTTTGGCGTTCCAGTAGAACGCGGGTATGGCCGGTGTGTAGGGCCATACTGAGAAAAACGGTAGATATGGGAACATTATTTTTCCTTCCTTGCGAGGTTGATTCGTTGCGCCAAAACGTCGGCGTATTGTAGCATGATGGCGTATTGTTTTATCAACAATTCATAGTGATTATCAGTTGGCAGTGTTTTTTTGTTCATTTGTTTCAATAGATAATCACCTAGTTTGTTGATGTTTTCGTTAAGTTTGGAATATTCGTTTTCGATGCGGGCTAATGTATTGGCGTCCATGAAAATCACCTCGCTAGTAATTGTTTATGTTGATAGTCCATAACGGACTGAAACATGCTTCTAGATGGTCGAGCAACAACACGTCAATGTCAACATAATCACCGTTTCGGATACGTTTGATTTTGTCCATGAAATTACCGTTAGTAATCGTCTCGTATTGATTATCTGTTGCGTTGCTTGCGTAGTCTTGGTTTTCGGTGAGCTGTGTCGCCGGAAAATCGCTAAAAACGGTTCGCATTTTGTGCCATGTGTCGTTATCGCTGAGTATTATATCAGGGTTTTTATCTACAAGCGCGTATAGTGGGCGTAATGTCGGCATGATTTCTTGTATGAGCCGTATGAAGTGCCGTCGCCATCTTGACGGTGGCATGACGCCTAGTTCCCGGTCATAGAAACGGTTTTCTATTTTGCGGCAACAGCGCGTGTATTGCGTGTCATCATAGGCAACGGCCCGCCATGACCATGCGGCGTTATCCCAGTCAACGCCGCCCGGCACGTCGAGTAGTTCGCCAAACGTGTACGTCATCACGCCATGAAATTCGTCGCGTGATTCGTACGGCTGATAGCTGTCTATGTCATTCGGCATTATCATCACCGGCCAATCTTTCAAGGTTGTTCAAATAATCATAATTGCGTGAGATGCTGTCTTCGTTCCATACGACTTGTATCGGTTCCTTGAGGTATTTTTCAAACCGGGTGTTGAGTATGTCGCAGGCGGCGCGGCGTTCCTCCAGTTCGCTGAGCGCGCGTAGGTCGGTCGGTTCGCCGTAATCCTGTATTTCATCGGCGGTCTGTCGTTCCATTTTCAAGGGGAGGTTTTTGATTCCCAGCGCTTGGTAGAACGAGTTCCACGTGTTTTGTATGTCGTTCTGCAATTCCATGCCGATATATTCCACGTTGGTTTTCAGCACGTTGGCCTTCATGGACTCGGTGAAACCGGGTGTCGCCATGATTGCCATTTCACCGCCGCTGATTTGCTTGATAACGTTGATACCCGCCGTTTGCTGACCGGCTGGAACCTCCAAAATAAACGGTGTTTTCTGGTTGAAACGATTCTGCCGTCGCGTCATGTACAAATCTTCAATCTCATGCGCGAAAAACTCGATGGTCGGGATGAGCGGCGTGCGGGCACGGTTGGCGTAGATGAAAACACCATTTGAGTTGTTGACCGGGAAACGCCAACCGTTGATGCCGTAGCTATCCCATTTCTTCGGTTTGTAATACACGTTGAAATTCGATGTTGTCACCGCCTGCGTGCTGAAAAACACGCCGGGCTTGCTATGCGGAAACGCGATCGTCGCGTAACCAAAATACAATAGATTGTATTCCAAAAACCAAGCGTCGCAGGTTTTCGGCAGATTCAACCATTTGAACCGTGATAACGCGATATTCAACATTTGAGAATACGCCATTGAATACGCCTGCGAATTGAGCGCCTCGGACTGTTGCCATACCGGCGCGCCACGCTCCCCCAGTTCCGCGCGGGTCAACGGCCTTTTATGCGTGCGTTTACGTCCCATTACGTCACCTCATAGATTGTCGTGCATGAAGTCGTTTCCGACTTCCTCGGGTTTGCTCCATATTGTAACACCTGCGTTGAAAACGTCCCTGAGCGTCTGCAATTGCGCGTTTTGCGCAAACGGGCAGATGAGCCATATATCGGCGCTCCGCCAGTACGTGTAATGCTTGCACGCCGTCAACGTCGGTTTGTTGTAGAGTTTGTTGCTTGCTATCCCGTAGCGTAGCATGTAATCAGCCGCCGCCGCTATCGCACCGTTATCCTCGGTTACGATTTTCACGGTCATGGTGTCAAGCCCCGTGGCCTGTCTGAAATTGTCGCCGCCATACGCGCCGACCGGTTGCGCGGGATGATTGAGCATGTCGCGCCATGACGCGTTAGTGTTGCCGCGCGCGTTCAGCATGACACGTTTGGCGTTATCAACCGTCACACCACGTGACGCGTCCGCGTTAGTGTTGGCCGTGCCCGTGCTTGTGGCGGTCATGTCGGTAGCCGCGCTTGTGCTGTACTCGGTAACGCGGTCGGCCTGCGTGTTCGCGCGAGTGGTCACGGCGGTGGCCTGTGTTATGGCATGTTGTGTTTGCTCGGTGTTGGCCTGTATTGCCGTTTTCGCTTTATCATTTGCAACATAATTGGATGTCGCGTTGAGTTCCTGACTGTTAGTGATTGCAATACCGGTGTTGTAGCCCTGAAGCGCCGCACCGCCGATTGCCATTGCACCGGCCACCGCCGGCGAGGCCGCGCCTCCTGTGCCGATTACCAGCGCGGCCCCCGCTATTGAGCCTATCGCGCTTGCCACGTTTGTTATTGCCTGAGTTTGGGTGCCTTCCACAAAAGCTTTATTTTGTAGTGTATTATCATCACTTACATCACGGTTGATTTTGACCGTGCTAGTGCTCAAGTCAGCGGTTTGACGTGTGTTCGAGTATGTGAGATTATCCGAGCGCACACTTTTGGACTCGTCTTTTATCGCTATGTCGCGTTGATTCGCGCGTGCGGTGTTCGACACCGCCGCCGCACTGCTACGATACGTGTTTGCCTGACTGACATTAGCCGAGCGCGCGCCGTTTTCATATGCCAGCATGGCGTTTTGCCGTGCCTGACTTACGGCGACATTGTAAGTGGCGGCGCGTTGCGCGTCGATTGCGCGGCGTTGCAACGCATATGTCGGTATGTCATGGGATATGAGCGTTTTGAGCGCGTCCGCGTTCGGCACGTCGGCGGTAATGGCGCCCCCGTTGATGGCGTTGATGGTTATGGGCGTGTCGCCGTCGCCCCCGATACCGTCAAGCCATGCGAGTTGTCGTAATATCGGGTAGCTTAACGATGTGACGGTTTGCGCCGAGAGATGCCCGCAATCAGCTATTTCCACTCGGGTTTTATTGCCGATGTTGTCGGATATTTCCAAGTGCGCGTAGGGTGCAAGGTACAGGCGTGTTATTTTGGCGTATTCGGGCGCATAGCCGAAGTCATTCGTTGTTAGATTAATGTCCGCTAGTTTTGTGCGCGCGCCGCTGACCGTATGCCATGCCACATCATTAACCGTAGTGCTGGTTCCGAAGTGCATCATGTTCGCCGTGGCAACGAAAACAGATACGATCTGTGACATGATATGCGGGTAATACGCAAACATCGTATCAAAATAATCACCCGATACTTTGGATGATTCCAGCGCATACATGTACACGTTGCTTGCGGTGATGTTATCAATGGAATTATATGACGTACCCGCGCCGGTTACGTTTGACGTGTTTACGTTTCCGGCACCCCATGCAAAATCATTGACCGTTTCGTCGGCGTTAGTATATGACGGGCTGGTATCCGTAACGTTTGTACCGCGCACATTGCTCATTGATTGCAATTGTTGCGGGGAAAACGTTGCGGTCAAACATATGTATCTTGTCCCGTTTTGCAGGTTAATCGGCGTGCTTTTTCTAATGTTCGTGGCCGCGTTGCCATAATCAACGTCGGGCAACGTGAAATCACGACAGTTGGCCCGTGGGTTATCCAACAGTTTTTGCGGTGTCGTTTCCTTCAATGGCGCGTGCCCGCGTGACAACAGCAAACCGTTGATTGTGGTGCTGTTGATATAATCCGTCCATACATCACGTACAAGCGTGCATGTTGTCGTGTTCGGCGCTTCGGCCTGCACGGACGTAATGAAAAAGTGATAGCGTGTCTGCACGTCGGTTTTCTGATACGGCGTATTAATAATGTCATGCGAAAAATCAACGACAATGTAATTATACCGTTGCGCCGTCATATACGGTACGGGCAATTTTATACCGTCCGTATCGGCGCGCGCGATATACATGTTAGTCGTGAGCTTGACGGTTTCCCCGTCCAGTTTGTCAAACCATGCATCTCTTGCGGTATCGTCGGGAAATTTCACGACATCATGATAATCATCGTACCAGTTCACGCGGCACAACTTGATAGCAGTGTTTGGCGTCCAAACATTGTAGTCGAACGTGTTGCGGTACTGTTCGTACACGCGCGTGTCCGTATCGGGATACGCCGTTGCGTTTTGCAGGTGCGGGAAGTCCATATCATATCTTTCTTTATACGAAAAAATGGGTGGTGTTTCACGTGAAACACCACCCATTTTAACATGGAGACTATTTGACGGTGAAAGTGCACTCGGCCTTATGCTCAGTGGTCTCCCCGGTCGGGTTGACGTAAGTCGCGGTGCCGGTCACGGTGATAACGTCGCCCGCCTTGAGACCGTTACGCTGGACATGCAAGCGTGCTTGGTCATCGACGAACGTGTTGACGTCAAGCGCAAACGTCCCGGTCTGCTCGGCGTGCTCGGCGGACACCTCGTAGGTCGCGGAGTTCGGCGCAACCTCGATTGCGGTGCCCGTCGGCTGTACGGTGGCGGTGAGCTTCGGGGTGAGCTGCACCACGTCGCCCGCCTTGACGTCGCCCGAAGTCGGGGTCAATGTGAAACCGGTCACGGTCTGCGTCACGACATTGATGCTGGTACCCGCATCGGTGGTGAACAACGCGCACGGGGTGAAAGGCGACACGCCGTAGATACCCCAATGGTTCAGATACAGCGTGTTGCCGAGTGTCTGCGGATTGTAGAACTGGGTGGTGCCGTACATGATGTCGCGCACCTGATACCAGTCGGTCGAAACAAGCAACGCGACAGCGCCCTCGATGCCGAGGCTCGGCACCTGTACGATACGATACGGCACTTCGGCCTTGTCCAGCTGAAACACGGCGCTCAGTGCATCGACGTCAATCGACGCAAGATATTCAGGTTCAATCAACAACACCATTTGCTGGGGGTTGGCGTATGCCGGGATATCGGTCACATTGAGCGCGTTGTACTGGGTGCTCGGGAACTGCATACGTCCGGCGGTCGAACGCAACGCCTTGAGCAACGACTTGGCGGTGGTTTCATCGGATGGAATCTTATCAAGGTGTACTTTGTAGAAGCCGAGAGTCTGCTCGTAGTGGCGTATCAGCGCAAGCATGATGTTCATCTCATCATAATTATCGCTGTTGCGCGGGGTCTCCATGATTTGCGCGATAAAACGGTTCAAACCGAAGTCATCAACGAACGCCTGCCGCAACTCATCTTCAGTCCATGATATCGGGTACTGGTCACGACGGTTCATCTCATAGAACCACACGGCCGCTTCGGGGCGGTGCATCTTCAGCAACTCTTCGGCGTCATCCTTGTAGCCGTGCGCCTTAATCCACTTGACGGCAATCTCCTGCACGGTCGAACCCCAGTAGAGATTCTCTTTCTTGAAAACCGCCAGCGGGTTCTCAAAAGGCGCGTTTTGAGCCATCACGGTGAGTCCGATACGGTTCACCATGCTCCACACACAATCATTCAAATATTGACGGTTCATCGGGTCGAACAGATAGCGCATGGTATTCGCCACGCCGGTTTGCGTCGCGCTCGGTATGCGTTGCTGGTAGTCATCGGTGCCCTTGGTACGGACTTTATCCAAAATCGTCGCGTTATCTACAGCCATGATATTTTACTCCTATCCGTTACAGTGTGTAATCGAGATTTTCCAAGTCCTCCGCCGCCGCTTGCGCGATTGCCTCAGCCGCGTCATCTTCGGTTTCCTTGACGGTTGCGCCGTTTTCGACCATCTGCGCCACGGAGTCCGTGAAATTGTCGTAGATGCCGTCGATTCGTTCGTTCATTGCGTCAATTTTATCAAGCACCCGTGTAAGCATGTCGAGCAAGTCATCGAACTCGCCTTCACGGTGTGATTCGTCGGGGGTGAGGTCATCACGTTCGGCGGTGTCCCTCTCCTCGGTGGTTTCATCGTCCATTGTCGTATCCTTTCATATATGAAAAAAGCCGTACCGGCGAACGAATACCGAACCGATACGACTTAAGGATAGCATACTTGCGACATGACTCACAGCGACAACCGGCGCGCTTATCCCTCACGGCCATATCATTGGCGGAGTCAACCGTGGACATCAATGACAATGTTTTAGCGGTCTCACTGCGGCATCTCTTTGTATGCCGTATGTTATTTTACACCAAAATTCCTTAGCATTTCACTTACGGTGTGTTGCGTTTCCACCATATCATAACGCAGATATCCCAGCGCATAATATGATGTAAGATTACGTATTAAATCTTTAGCCATGTTCGCGGTAAGATAGTTAAGTTTGTTGTCCGTCCGGGTAATTGCAAAATACGGTACATGCGCGCCGCCATCATATCTAGATGAGATGAAAACATAGCCGCAACGCAAATCAACATACACGCCGTATTCATGTTGCAACCATCGGAAAACATACGTAAGCTTTGCATGTCCGTGTGGTTTTTCGATAAAATCAGTATTATGCCGCGCGAATTTGTTTTTAGAAGTAACGTCATCGTTGTTTTTCAGCATACGCCCCGCTACCGTGTTCTTTGTTTTTTGTTCGGCGTATTCATCGTCACGTACATAGTCGAACAGGCATGTTTTTCCGCCCAGCCATCGTAATCCGTACTCAGGTTCCAACGGTACGTCATAATGCTGAAAATAGGGATTGAAAGCGTCGCAGGCATTACCCAGCAGAAATACTCTCGGCTTGCGCGACTCCGTATCATCGGCGCGCTCACGTGTAACGGTGTCCACAAGTTTCGCCAATTGTTCAAATTCGTTTTTCAGATACGTGTGATATCTGTCATCGTTATCTATGATAATTTCATCCATGCAAATGTTCCGCACATTAACATAAGTACTTTTTTTCTTCTGCTGTTGTAATGACAAAGGTATAAAATAGCCGATTGTTTTCCACGGGTTTTCTTTTTTACCGGTTTTCTTTCTGCGAATTTCAGCTATTTTATTGGTAGTCCTAAACTCATAATCGGGAAAAATATTATCTTTAACAATACGACTAAAATAGTCTGCGGCGACATCGTTGTTTTCCTCACGAAACCGTGTCACTTCCACGAAACAATAGCCGTTTTTCAAATAGTCTTCTATCATGTATTTTCGCATACCGTAGGTTTTGCCTAAACCGCGCGCGCCGATAATCATGTTCACGTCTGCGTTACGCGGCAATATCAATGTCTTAAGCCGGTCATAGTAATATTTCACCATCAATGCTCACAATCATAGGTCTGCCGTCCCGCACAATAAGTTCACGCGGCAATGTCTCAACATTCCTATTATATACGTCCCGCATGTATGCAAGATTCTCGCCGTTGGCCTGTTTGTCCGATTCCCCCAGCCATCTGCCGGACGGGTACAACGCTATCGCCTCGGGCGCGTCAACATGATATGTCGCACCCCGATAATCGGTGACGGTGCCGACGTACCTATCCCACACATGCGGGCGGTTGCGTTGCAACGTATGGCAAATCTCATAATCAACCAACACGTCATAACCCAGTGCCGACCGTACCGTTTCCGCGAAACCGTGACCCATACGCATAATGTCC